TAATTCAGATTCAGATTCAAGGTATTTAATTCTATCAAGTATATTTCTACTATCTATATAGTTATCTCCTAAATAACTTCTTACATATTGTTTACTCATTTTATTTTTCTCCTATATATATTTTACAATTTCGTGTGCCATCTCATCTTGTACGACAATCTTTTTATCATCATCAAAACCAAGAGACAACGCTTTATGCTCTGCTTGTTCTAAAGAATCTGCTTTTATTTCAATTCTTTGCTCAACATTGTATTTTAAAAATACTGTATAATTTTCCATTTTATTTTCTCCTATATTGTTCTATCAGATTTTAATTCTTCAATCTCAGTAAATAATTTATCAATTCGTTCAGACAACTCATTTATTTTATCGTTTATATCTGATTCTACATCGTTAACTTTGTTACTTAGTAATCCATAATATGAGCGTGATCTATCCCTTGCCTGTTCTTCAACATCAAACACTAATTCTATAATTTCTTCTAATTTTTCTTTGATTCTATTCATTTTATTTTTCTCCTATATTATTTTAAGTATGTGTATTTAAACACCGATCATTTTAAATGTCAACATTTTTATTTATAAAATTATTGACACACCTATAACCATTATTATAGCTATTGGTTTTAAAATGTACCAGTTAATGAAAGCTAATTTATTTTCTTTACATAATTCTACAATGTAAAAGTGAAATTCTTTAAAGCTATCTATTAAATTATTTATATGTTTCATTTTTATATTCTCCTATATTAAGTTAAAATTCTAAGGCTATTTGTAGGAAAGCCAACGTGATCTTCATTAAAGAATACATTTGCCTTATCTCCATAACTAATTATCTTTTGTTCTAGTAAAGTTTCATAATCATTAGTCATGCCATTGTCTAGCATATCCAATACTTTTTCCCTTTCTTCATAAGTATTACATTTAACAGTTATATTATATGTATCTATTCCTAACTCCCACTTTTCAAGTTGAGAATCTCCGAACATGCTTAACTTATTTTCTATTATTTTATCATTATCTATTTTCATTTTATATATTCCTATATTATTTTACATACTGTTTCTGCTTTCGCTTCATTCAGGTTAGACACACATCTAACGACAGTAAGCAGTTTAAAATCTTGCTTAGGATTTCTATTAAATATTATTGCAAGCCACCTGTCAAGCATTGATTTAATTATTTTCCAATCTCACTCAACATACCTAGACAATAATCTTTAAATCTAGGCAATGCGACACTATCAAAAACAGTTCCCCATCCTTTAGCATCATCAACCAAGCCATCATATTTTATATATTCTTGCTTGATCCACTCACTTGCCCACTCATCATATGTATATATTGCATAGCCACCTTGCCAAACTTCCTCATAATCTGTTTCGCTATCGCATTTATATTCATTTAATAAATCCACTAATAAAACTTTATCAAGTTTATATGTTGCTTTTTCTATAATTTTAATCATTGTAAATATCTAGCCTCCAAGATGCGTGTACTTGCCAATTCCCATATTTATCTAAGCCAAATATTTCACTAGCGACACTATCACAAAAATAGTTTTCCCAATATTCAGGCTCAACGCTCATTAAATGTTCATTGATAAAGTCCCAAATCGTACCGCCATCAAAGCAAACCTCTACATGATCTCCTTCAATTCTTACGCTGTAATCATAAGAACCATAATCATAGTCTTGAGAAGCAATCCAACTTTTTACGCTGTCTTCTACTTCCTTTTTTATTGTTGTTAATCTTTTCATTTTATATATTCCTATATTATTTTCTGTTTCGATAGCCCTTGCGGACCTCTCATCAGTTCGGTTAATTCCGAAGACAGAAGCAGTTTTAAATCATGCTCAGGATTTATTTTATTAGTTATTAATATTTTTTTATTTTTTATCCTCCTTTATATTTACCATACAAGCATCATAGAATTTATTTCTATCAAAATTAGAATTATCTTCTTCAAGTAAGTGTGCTAATTTTACTACTAAAGTGCCTCCATCTATAGCCATAGTTTCATTATCGGCTATATCACTAATCAACTTAGCAAATTTAATATAATCTTTTCGTGTCATCATTTTTATTTTCTCCTATATTTTAAATTAATAATATGAGCAGTTTTAAATCTTGCTCAGGATTTTAAAGTTAAGCCAGTTTTGAAGGATCAAGAAACTGTTTAGACTTCTGATTCACTTCATAGAAAGAAGGTCTGACATCTTTCAGAATCTTATTATTAAAACTCGATTCTAACTTCTGTACTTTTCTCAAAGCTGATCTAGCCCTTTTCAGATCGCGGACATTATCATTGAATCTGTAACGCTCTAGATCATGTTGGTAAACTCTGACTAGTAGCCATACGTTCGAACCATCTTTGCCGACACCCTGCAAAACGTGAAGATTGTTAAATCTATCTTTTGCCATTTGCCCCTTCTGATACTTTCGAGATTGTCCCTCTGTTTGAAGGTCTATACATTTAATGAATTTCATATTTGTTTCTCCTATATTGTTAAAATTTCAAATTCATAAGAAACCAGTATACTCTCATCCAAATATAAATCAACACTTTTCTTAAAGCGGTCTTCACTCACTAAAAAGGACCTTAAAAGAAGACACGCACAGAATAACCCTACAAGCTAAATAGAAGCCCATAGAGCCATTTAATTTATATTGGATAAGGTCGTATAACCTAGCCTAGTAAAAAATACTTTAAGGCTTTGATATTGCTGAGATATTGCGAGGTCTTGCCTAGTTAATTCTAATGAATACTAGACATAACTAAAAAGGGATTCATGTTTACTAGACAGGGATCAGCTAGAACTAGGATAGATTTTTTTAGTTGTCCTTTGTCCCTTGTTTAGTCCTTTGTTAGTCCCTGCTTAGCGTGGGGGGCAGGAGCACCATGGGTGGGTGTAGTGTAGTGTTGTAAATCTCATACATTTTTAGAAGAAATGGATGTTTACTAGACAGGTCCTTAGCGGTACACACTAGGCAAGCCTTAACAGCCCTCACTATATATTATATATACTAGCCCCTTTCAGGGTACTATATCATTGTACAGGTAATTGTTACTTTTGTCAAGCCCTTTTTAGTTTATTTATATCTTGACAATATTGTATACTAGACCTATAATAAAGGCTATGAGTTACCTTCCCCAAACTACAGATAAAAAGAATAAAGTTCTTACAGAGAAACAACAGTCCTTTCTGGATAATCTAATTCAGACAGGCGGTGATCCTAAGAAAGCAGCCGAGCTCGCAGGATACTCAGGCAATTATCATCAAGTTATAAAATCATTAAGACAAGAAGTGATCGAATTAGCCTCGGACGTATTAGCTCGTTCTGCCCCTGCTGCAGCTTTTAAACTCGTAGATATTATGAATAGTGATCAACCTATACCACAGGTCAGCAATAAGCTGACTGCGGCTCAAACGATTTTGGATCGTGTAGGTGTCTCTAAAAGTGATAAGTTAGATGTAACTCATGCAACGTCTGGTGGTATATTTATATTACCAGAGAAAGCACCTATAGAAGTGGAAGCACAAGATATAGAGTATGTAGACGATAAGGAGTAAATAATGGATACATTAATATTTATTATTATTATAGCGTTTCTAGGTAAAGTACTATTAAAGAAGTATAAACCTGATACTTATAATAATATTCAAGATAAACTATTAAGTTTAATCAAGACTAAGTAATGGCACACGAAAATAGAAGAGCAGCTTTAATTAAAAAGCATAGCCTTAGAGGAGTTAATAAACCTAAGAGAACTCCCGGTCATAAAACTAAGTCACATATGGTTCTTGCTCAAGAAGGTCATAATCTAAAGCTTATACGTTTTGGACAGCAAGGTGTTAGTGGTGCAGGCAAGAGTCCTAAGTCTGCAAAAGATAAAGCACGTAAGAAATCTTTTAAAGCAAGACATGGTAAAAACATAGCTAAAGGTAAGATGAGTGCAGCTTATTGGGCTGATAAAGTTAAGTGGTAAAAGATGGCATACTCACAACAAGTACTAGACAGATTTGAAAGTGTACTCAAAGAACCTGAAAAGCATGCAGTTGGTAGGTTTGATCCTACTGATCCTAATGTAGCTACAGGAATGACAGGAGCACCTTCATGTGGTGATGTTATGCGTCTACAACTTAAACTTAATGGAAACCTCATAGAAGATGTTAAGTTTAAAACTTATGGTTGTGGTAGTGCTATTGCATCATCAACTATGTTTGTAGATATGTTAAAGGGTAAGACAGTAGAAGAAGCAAAGCAAATAAAAGATAAAGACATTGCAGAAGCTTTAGAACTACCACCTATTAAACTACATTGTAGTGTGTTAGCTGAAGAAAGTATTTCAAAAGCTATTGAAGATTGGGAAACTAAGTCAGCTTACAGAAAACATAATCAATGAATATTCCTGAAGGATATATAAAAAAGAAAAGTAAGTCAATTCCTTTTGGTTATGAGCTTAGTGAAATAGATAAATATTTAAAACCTATACCCGAAGAATTAGAAGTTTTAAAAAAATACGTTAATGAAACTATAGAGAAAAAACATTCTATAAGAGAAGGTGCAAAGCTTGTTACAGAAGAAACTGGTAGAAATTTAAATCATGTATCCTTTAGTAAATATGTTAATGATGAAAAAAAGCTACAGAATCCTAAAGATTCTACTAAAAGAATTTATAATTATAGTACTAAAGAAAAAGCTAAAATAGAAACTAGGAGAAAGATTCGTGCCAAAGAAAAGAAAATACAACAACTCAAAACAAAACTCAACTCAGAACAGTCCACACTTAAAAGCAACAAAACAGTACTCTCACAACTCGATGATCAAGAACAGCAAACCAGTTCTCAAAAGAGGACGGGGAAGGTAGTAACTGAATCAGAACTAGACGAAGTTACTCCTACTGTTAAAGAATACCTTGATAATTCTAATGTTGTTTTTCATCCTAACGAAGGACCACAAACAGAATTCTTAGCAGCCGATGAGAAAGATGTTCTCTATGGTGGAGCTGCTGGGGGTGGTAAAAGCTATGCTATGCTTATTGACCCTCTTCGATATTGTCATCGCAAAGCACACAGAGCCTTAATACTTAGAAGGTCTATGCCAGAACTACGAGAACTTATAGATAAGTCTCGTGAACTTTATCCACAAGCCTTTCCCGGCTGTAAGTTTAAAGAAGTAGAAAAGATTTGGAACTTTCCAAGTGGAGCAAAAATAGAGTTTGGTTTCTTAGAAAGAGATGCAGATGTTTATAGATACCAAGGACAAGCGTATAGTTGGATAGGCTTTGATGAAATAACACACTTACCTACAGAATTTGGTTGGAACTATTTAGCTTCTCGTCTTAGAACAACAGACCCTGAGATTAAAACGTATTTACGTTGTACTGCTAACCCCGGAGGTATTGGAGCACATTGGGTTAAAAAACGATATGTCGATTCTAACATCCCAAACGAATCTTTTATAGGCTCTGACGGACTTACTAGAAAATTTATTCCTGCTCGTTTAACAGATAATCCTTACTTATCTACTGATGGTATCTATGAGAAAATGCTTATGTCATTACCACCAGTTCAACGTAAGCAACTACTAGAGGGTAATTGGGATGTTAATGAGGGAGCAGCTTTTGTAGAGTTTGATCCAGATGTACATATTATTACACCGTTTAGTATTCCTATAACGTGGGAAAAGGTAAAAGGTATTGACTATGGATACGCTTCTGAGAGTGCTTGTTTATGGGGAGCTATTGATAGATCAGACGGAACTTTAATAATTTATAGAGAATTATATAAAAAAGGCTTGACAGGTGAGGATTTAGGACGTATAATAACAGAGATGGAATATGATGACCCTATGTCAGTTCCGGGAGTACTTGATACAGCCGCTTGGGCTAGAACAGGAACGACTGGACCGACAGTTGGAGAATCTCTCGTTAAGCAAGGACACAAGCTTAGACGAGCAGATAAAAATAGAATACAAGGTAAAATTCAGATTCACGAGTATTTAAAAGTACAACCAAGTGGAAGACCAAAGTTACAAATATTTAATACTTGTCCAAACTTGATAAAGGAATTACAAAGTATACCTTTAGATACGAAGAATCCTGAAGATGTAGACACACACGCTGCGGATCATGCTTATGATGCGTTGCGTTATCTTATTATGAGTAGACCAAGAATTAATAATCCAATTGATAATCTTCGTCAATATCATAAAGAATCTATTTATAAACCTGTTGATGAAACATTTGGATATTAAATATGGCAGACGAAGAAGATATTAAACCACAACAACCTCAAGGTTTATTAGATGCTGATGCTCTTTATGTTGAAGAAGTTGAAGGTGAACAAGGATTAGAATTAAATTTAGGTAAAGATCAAAAATTAAATTTAGCAGGATTAATTCAAAATAGATTTAGAGTAGCTGAAGATTCTAGAAAACTACACGAAACTAGATGGCTTACGGCTTATCAAAACTACAGAGGATTATACGGAAAAAGTTTAAAATTTAGAGAGTCTGAAAAGTCTAGAGTATTTGTTAAAGTAACTAAGACTAAAGTACTAGCAGCTTTTGGGCAACTTATTGACGTAATCTTCGGAACAGGAAAGTTCCCTATAGGTATTGCAGAAACTAAAATGCCTGAAGGCGAAGTATCACAAGCACATTTAGATACTCAAAATCCAGTTCCTAGTATTGAAAATACGCCAGCAGATACTTCTCTTAATGAAGAAGTTAATCCATATGATGTGGGATATGAAGGTGATGGAAAAGTTTTAAAGCCCGGAGCTACCTTTGGAGATGGTAATTTTAAAGAAAGATTTTTAGAAGAACTTGCCAAAGAAGAAGGAACGTATCAAGAAGGACCAAGCCCTATTCCAACTAATTTAGAAATTAGTCCTGCTCAAGCAGCAGCAAGACGAATGGAAAAATTAATTCACGATCAGATAGACGAATCTAATGGCTCGTCTGAATTACGTAGTGCTATGTTTGAAGCAGCTATGTTAGGAACAGGAATTATTAAAGGACCATTTAATTTTAATAAGACATTAAATAAATGGGATGAAGATGAAGAAGGTAATAGAACTTATAATCCTTTAGAAGTTAGAGTACCTAGAATAGAATTTGTAAGTCTTTGGGATTTCTTTCCTGATCCAAATGCTACAT